CCCCGGTCGCCCAGACGACCCAGCCCATCGGCATTTCCGACCCGCTCGCCACGCTCGGTGGCTACGGCGTCACCAGCTCCTCGGGCAGCTCCTTCCGTAAGTCCTTCGTCGAACACACCCTCGTGATCGGCCTCGCCTGCGTGCGTGCCGATCTCACCTACCAGCAGGGCCTGGACAAGATGTTCTCGAGGCGCGACGTCCTCGAGTTCTACTGGCCCGAGCTGGCCCACCTCGGCGAACAGGCCGTGCTCAACAAGGAGATCTACGTCTCCGGCACGGCCAGCGACGAAGACGTCTTCGGCTACCAGGAGCGCTTCGCCGAATACCGGTTCAAGCAGTCCAAGCTCACCGCTGAGATGCGCTCGAACCACTCCCTCTCGCTCGACTACTGGCACCTGGCCCAGGACTTCGGATCGCTTCCGAGTCTCGAGCAATCCTTCGTCGAAGAGAACCCGCCCGTCGACCGCATCCTGGCGGTTCCGGGCGAGCGCCAGCTCCTGCTGGATTGCTACTTCGACTACAACTGTGCCCGGCCCATGCCCACGTACTCCGTGCCTGGCGCTTCCTCGAGGTTCTAACCATGGCCGCAATCGGATCAGCCATCATCGCCGCCGCCTCTTCTGGCGCTGGCACCGGAGTCACCAACGCTCGTCGTCGCCGGCAGGCTCGCGAGCAGATGCACTTCCAAGAACGCATGAGCAACACCGCGTGGCAACGCGGCGTGGCAGACATGAAAGCGGCCGGGATCAACCCCATGGTCGCCTTCATGCAGGGCGGCGCGAGCTCGCCCGCTGGCGTCATGGCGCCGCAGGAAGACCCAGGAGGCAAAGCCGTCACCAGCGGCCTCGCCGCTCGGCGGCAACACCAGGAACTGAAGGTCATGAAAGAACAGGAACGCACCACCTACCACCAGGGAACGAAGGCGATCGCCGAAGGCGTCGAGTCCGAACAGCGCGCCATGCGCGAATGGGCCACGACCCAGAAGCTCCACCAGGACGTCCTCGTCTCCGCCCAACAACGCAAGAACCTCGAGCTGGACGCGATGATGAAGACGTTCCAGCTCCCCGCTCTCCGCCTCGAGGCGGAACTCGACAAGAGCACCACAGGCGAATGGACTCGCCTGCTCAACCGCTGGACATCCAGCGCACTCGGCGCACGCCGCGCCGCAGGAAGGAAGTAAGCATGCCCAAGAACAACCCCAAGCGACTCCGACCGCGCCAGCAGCTCACCGGCTTCGAGCCCACTCGAACCCAGCAACACCAGAAGGACGAGACGGACATCCACACGATCATCCGACGCGCCACCGGCGGCCTGCTTCCGCAGGGCAACCGCCAACTCCAGTACGGCGACTTCAGCAACGTCACCGACTACAAGTCCGCGCTCGACCAGGTGGACCTGGCCCGCCAGGGCTTCAAGCAACTCTCGAACGAACTCCGCGATCGCTTCGACCACGACCCCAGGAAGCTCCTGGCCTTCCTGGACGACCCGTCCAACGAGGAGGAGGCCCGAACCCTCGGAATCCTTCCTCCCCTCCCTGCAGGCTCTTCTGCAGCCTCCAACGAGGCCTCGGAGCCCGCGCCGCGTGGCTCACAGGACTCCGAGACGGATGTCTCGAAACCCGAGACGGATGTCTCGAAACCGGGGGAAAGCCCCCCGGAATCCAGTGCCCACTAGACGGCACTGGTGGGACTGACACCGCCGTGCCAACTTCACCCCCGAGGGCGGCGGGTCCGTCCCACAATCCCAACCCCCCCAGAGGAGAAAACTCCATGCGCCGAAAGCGAATGAACCGAAGCAGCTCGCGGAGGAACTTCCGCAAGAACGCGGGCACGCACCGCAAGAACGTGTCCGCGAAACCCATGCGAGGTGGCTGGAGGCTCTAGCAATTGCCTTGCTTCCATCCTCTCAAGGGGTGGGTTGGGCCGAACGGCGGGCCAGTGTTTCGACCTGGCCTTGCCGTTCACCCTCTCACCCCCATGGCCGTCCCGTGTGGTCAGTGCTCAGGCTGCCGCCTGGAAAAATCTCGACAGTGGGCCGTGCGCTGCGTCCACGAAGCAGCAATGCACGATCACAACTCCTTCATCACACTCACATACAACAATTCAAATCTCCCGTGGAATGACTCGGTTGACAAGACCGAATTCCAACGATTCATGAAAAGGCTTCGCAAACGCCTACGCCCACCCCTCCGCTACTTCCACTGCGGAGAATACGGCGACCTGACTCGCCGACCCCACTACCACGCGGCCATCTTCGGCCATGACTTCCACCAGGACCGCTACCTGTGGAAAGAACACAAGGGCAACGCCCTCTACCGGTCCCCCCTCCTTGAGGAAACATGGGGACTCGGCTTCTGCACCGTTCAAGAACTCACGTTCAACAGCGCCCAGTACGTGGCGCGCTATGTGCTGAAGAAAATCAACGGCGACCGCGCACGCGATCACTACACAGTCGCCGACCCTCTCACAGGCGAAATCATCGAGATCGAGCCTGAATATGCCACGATGAGCCGGAACCCCGGCATCGGGGCCGCCTGGATCAAGAAATTCCAGGCAGACGTCTACCCCCGCGACCAGGTGCTCACGCAGGGCAAGCCAAGCCTTCCGCCCAAGTTCTACGACACCAAGCTGGGCGAGACGGACCCGCTCGCGCTGGAGGCGATCAAAGATCGCCGGAAGTCGCGAGCGGAAGAGCGCAGCTCTGAATACACCCCAGAAAAACTTGCAATCAAGAAAGAAATCCAACGGCTCCGCCTACGCGGGAAAACTCGTGACTTCTGACCCTCTGTGCAGGCTCTCCTGGCACTTACGGGTCCGAGGAATCCTCGTCCGCCTCCCCCTCTGCAGGCTCTCCTGGCAGTTGCGGGGGCGGACACCAACTCCACACCAAACGAGCGTCTTTGCCGTCACTGGCAGTCAGATCGACTGCACAAGCGGCATTCAAAAGGAGCACCACAAAAATGAGTAACACGAAAATCTTCACAGTCTTCGACTCCAAGGCCGAGGCCTACCTCGAACCCTTCACCCAGCCGGCCATCGGCTCGGCGGTTCGGATGTTCGAATCGGCCGCCAACGACCCGGAGCATAGCTTCGGGAAGTATCCGGGTGACTACGGTCTCTTCTGCATCGGAGAGTTCGACCCCAAGACCGGGCGAGTGATCGCCCACCAGAACCCCGAGAACCTGGGCCTCGCCCAGGACTACAAGCGCACCGACTCCCCGCTCACCCGCATCAACCCCGTCGCGGAGTACAACAAGACCCGCGACGCCAAGGAGGCCATCTAACATGGCAGGAACAGGACGAAAGCCCGCAGCCAAGTCGTTCGCCCAGGTTCCCTCGGCGAACATCCAGCGATCCAAGTTCAACCGATCGCACACCCTCAAGACCGCGTTCGACAGCGGTTACCTGATTCCGATCCTCGTCGACGAAGCTCTCCCAGGTGACACGTTCACGTGCAACCTCACCACCTTCGGCCGGCTGGCAACGCCGCTCCGGCCGATCGTCGACAACCTCTACCTCGAGACGTTCTTCTTCGCGGTGCCCTACCGCCTGGTCTTCGAGAAGTTCCAGCAGCTCATGGGAGAAGACGAAGGCGAGCAGGGCTCGCCGACCTACCTCCTCCCCCTCCTCGAGTGCCCGTCCGGCGGCTACCTCGAGAACGGGCTCGAGGACTACATGGGGATCCCGACGAAGGTCGAGAACCTCTCCCCCGTGTGCCTGTGGCACCGGGCCTACGAACTGATCTATCAGGACTGGTTCCGCGATCAGAACATGATCGACGCAACCGCAATCAAGACCGACGAGACCCCGGATGATCCGACCGACTACCAGCTCCGCAAGCGCGGCAAGCGCCACGACTACCTCACCTCAGCTCTGCCCTTCGCCCAGAAGGGCCCCGCGGTCGCTCTGCCCCTCCAAGGGGATGCACCTGTCATCCCCGATCCGCTGAACACGTTCCCCAGCTTCACGACTGGCGGGAACTCGTTCTTTCTGCGCGGCACCACGTCCGACCAGAACACCTCCTGGTCCGGTCAGCCCAACACCACCGGCAGCGCCGAGTGGGTCAACACCGGCCTGGTCGTCGACAACTCCAACGTCACCGGCGCGACCATCAACCAATTGCGCGAGGCTTCGGCCATCCAGCGCCTCTACGAACGCGATGCTCGAGGCGGCACCCGCTACACCGAGAAGATCCGCTCGCACTTCGGAGTCACATCGCCGGACCAACGCCTGCAACGCCCCGAGTACCTCGGTGGCGGTTCGCAGAACATCACCATCACCCCGGTCGCCCAGACGACCCAGCCCATCGGCATTTCCGACCCGCTCGCCACGCTCGGTGGCTACGGCGTCACCAGCTCCT